GCTGGGTGGCCGGAATGGTAGCTGCGGCGATTTCCGTACGCGGCCTTGCAACTGCGCTGGTGGTGATGCGTGGCGCACTCATTCGCACCGGAATCGGGGCGCTCATCGTCGGTGCGGGTGAGTTGATTTACCAATTTGGCCAGCTTGTCGCCGGCGCTGGCGGCTTCGGAAATGCCATGACACTGCTTGGCAACCTCGTCAGTGAGGTTTGGGAGCGCATCAAGATGGGGGCTGCAAGCTTTGCGGCCTCTGCGATGGCCGCATTTGCGGACGTGCACGCAGCGTCGGCTGCCGCGATGCAGGGCGCGCTCGAGGGCGTCGTCGGTTTTGCCAATGCGGCCGTGAACAGTTTTGAGGGGGCTTTTGAGGCGATCAAAGCCGTCTGGGGGCTATTGCCTGCCGCCATCGGCGATCTCGCGTTTCAGGCGGCGAACAGCCTGATCGAAGGCGTCGAGGCGATGCTGAACGGCGTCGTGTCCCGGATCAACGGTTTCATTGACGGCGTAAATTCCGGTCTTGAAGCGCTCGGCGTTGAGCGGCGGATTGGCCTTATTGCCGATCTTGATCTGGGACAGCTCGAGAACCGCTTTGCAGGCGCTGCGACCCAAGCGGCCACGGCCGCGCAGGATGCCTTTGCCGGTGCATTTGCGGACAACCCGCTGGCGGTGCCGGATCTCGGACTGACAGGGGCAGCCAATGACGCCGTCGCCTCAGCCGAGGCCTGGAGGCAGACTGCCGCGACGCTCGCCGATGGCGCCCTACAGCCGCTCGAAGCGATGGAGGCCTTACGCACGGCGATGCGTGCGGCCGGAACCGAGGCCGAGACGGCGCTGGATGGAGCCACGGTAGCTGCGGATCGCTTCGACGCAGCCTTGGCGGACGATGAGACAGGCGGACCCGCCGCCGCGCTCGATGAAACAGCGGCTGCGGCTGGTCTTGCCGGAGGGGCATTGCAAAGCGCCGCTGATGTCGCGCGCCAGTCCTGGGACGCGGCCCGTGCTGCTGTTGAGCGCACGCAAGAGATCGCCCGAGGGTTGGCCGATGACATCACCGGGCCGATCAAGGACGCGCTGAAATCGGGCGAACTCAGCTGGCAAACCTTCGCGAGCGCAATATCCGGGATCGCGCAAAACCTTGCCAACAGGCTGATCGATACCGCCTTCAAGCCGATCGAGGACGCACTGTTCCGGGCTCTGTCCGGGTCGGGCGGTGGCGGCGGCGGTCTCTTTGGCTGGCTCTCTAGCGCCCTCGGCGGACTGTTCGGCATGGGCGGCACCTTCGCGCGCGGCGGTGCCTTTGGGCAGGCTGGCGAAATTACAGCCTTTGCCAACGGTGGCGTGGTCTCAAACCCGACCGTGTTTCCCTTTGCGCGTGGGATCGGGCTCATGGGTGAGGCAGGCCCGGAGGCCATCCTGCCGCTGCGACGAGGTCGGGGCGGAAGGCTCGGGGTTGAGGCGAGCGGCGAGGGTCAGAGCGCTCCGTCCGCGACCCGCATCGTCAACGTGCTCGACCCCTCCATTGTTGGTGATTATCTGGCTACGCCTGCGGGCGAGCGGCTGATCGTCAACGTGATCCGGCGCAACCGGGGAGGCCTCGATGCCTAGACTTTGGCCTTTCCCGGTACGCCACCCTGTCACCGAGGTACTGGAATGGAACACCGACACCCTGATCACAGAGGCCGCCGAACAGCGGATCGCGCTGCGCACCCTGCCGCGGTCGATCCTGACGGTCTCCCATTTCCTCAATGCCAGTGACCTCTCGCGCGCGGCCGAGCTTGCCCGGACCGAGTTGGTCGATACATGGACGGTCCCGCTCTGGCATCTGGCGCGCCCGGCGGCGGCACCGATCAATGTCGTCGACGTGACAATCTTCGCTGATACATCCGAGGCAATCTTCGAAGCACCAGGACAGGCCGTCATCACAGCCGACGGCGGGGAAGCATTTCTCGTCGAGGTCAGCGCGGTCCTGCCAGACCGGTTGGAGCTGGCCGCGCCTGCGGGCGTGAGCCTTGTGCATCCGATTGTGACCCCGGTGGGCATCGGGATCCTGACGCGACCCCTCGAGATCGACCGGCGGCGCCAGGGGCTGGGAACGGCCACGGCGACCTTCACCCTACAAACTGGGACCGACCTGTCTGCCAGCAGCTACGCGACCCATCTGGGTCTGGATGTGCTGACCGATCCGGCCGTGCTGCGCCAACCGCTGGCGGAGAGTATCGCGCAATCCGTCGAATACATCGACAACGGCTTCGGTCCCATCGTGATCGAACCCGTTCTGACCCATGTCCAGCGCCGGTCGACGATCGCGCTGGTCGACCGAGGTACGGCCCGCTGGACGCGCCGCCGCTGGCTACACGCCTTGCGCGGCCGCCAACGTGGCTTCTGGCTCCCGACGTGGGGCCGGGAACTGGTCCTGCAAGCGCCGGTCACGTCCTCGGCCACCTCCGTGATCGTCGCGGCCAGCGCTGATCCCGGCGTCTGGATCGGACGGCATGTGTTGTTCGATGTCGCCTCCGGCCCAGTGTTCCGCCAGATCACAAACGCCGTTTATGACGCGCTCGGGCTCAAGCTGACCATCGCTGCGCCGGGCAAGATCATTCCCGTCACTACACCGATCCATCTGATTACCAAGGTGCGGCTCGATACCGATCGGATCGAACTGGAGCATTTTGCGGGCCGGACTGAGTTCGCGGCAAGCCTGATTGAGATTCCTGCATGACCTATGATCTTGCCGAGACCTCGACCGCCGAAGGGCGGCCGTATTTCCTGTATCTGTTCGTGGAAGGCGATCAGGTCTGGCGGTTCACCAGCCGCACTGCGATCTGGACCTCGCCCGCAGGGGCCATCGCCGATGAGACCGAGGATCTGATCTGGGACCCTTCGGCAGTCAGCCATGGGTCCGTCGTCCAGAGCAGCGACCCACGGCGGGTCGATCTCAGCGTCACCTTTCCGCTCTCCGATCCCTTCGCGCGCCGTTATCTCGGACCTCGCGGTCGGGCGGTCACGACGCTCACCATCTTTCGTGGGCACGAACAGGTGCCATCAGAGGTAGTCGCGCATTGGAAGGGCCGGGTCGTCTCGGCCCGGGTCGAGGGGCGGCGCATCACCCTGCGTTGTGAATCTCTGTTCACATCCATGCGTCGCGAAGGCGTGCGCGCGAAATACCAGCGCCTTTGCCGTCATGCGCTCTATTCCCGGGGCTGCCGCCTAGACATCGAGACCTTTTTCGTGGGCGGCACAGCCAGCGCGCATCAGGGCCTCACGATCACCGTCCCCGAGGTCGCGTCGCTGCCAAACGACTGGTTCCGGGGCGGTGTGCTGCGCCACGCGGGCCTTCTGGGGTTCATCGCTGGGCATGTCGGAGATGCACTGACGCTTTCCGGCCGCATGCCCGATCTGGAGGCGGCCATTGATGATCCCGAAGCCCTGACGCTCGTCGAGATCGCCCCCGGCTGTGATCTGCGGCGCGACACCTGCAAGGCCAAGTTTGGCAATCTCCTGAACTTCGGCGGCTTTCCCGACATTCCCGGCCGCAACCCGTTTGGCGGCACCAGCATCGTCTGACCCAAATCTGAGAACCCATCATGGTCTGGAACTTTGTCGTCCAGATCGTCGCCAGCCTCGTGCTGACGGCGATCTCCTATGCGTTATCGCCCAAGCCGAAGGTCGAAGCCCCGAAAGCCGCCGGGCTCGATGATTTCGACCTGCCGACGGCCGAGGAAGGCCGTCCGATCCCTGTGGTCTTCGGCACCATGTTGCTGCGCGGCCCGAACGTCGTCTGGGCCGGGGACCTCAAGGTCGATCCGATTCGCAAGAAGGGTGGCAAGAAATGAGCGAAGATCTGATCGTCAACGTGCAGGACCTGCGCGCGTCCCGGCTCTGCTTTCAGGGCGCGCGGCCGTGGTTTCGCCGTCACGGCCTCGACTGGCAGGCCTTCCTCGCAGAAGGGCTTTCAGCCGATGTGCTCGCGGCGACGGGCGATGCACTGGCATTTCGTGTGATCGCGGAGGCTGAGAAGCGGGCGGCTCTTACCGCGAGCGAGACTTAAAATGGGCGGCCGTTCGAAGTCACAAACAGTCGGCTACCGCTATTCACTCGGGGCGCATCTGGCGCTCTGTCACGGACCCGTGGATGCGATCCGCGAGATCCGGGTCGATGACCGCACGGCATGGTCGATCGGCACCGGACAGAGCAGTTCCGCCGGAACCGGCGTCGGAGCGTTGACGAGCTATGGCACCGTCACCGGCATGTCCGCCACCGCAGCGGCAGAGGGCGACAGCGTGGCCGAGGTCCGGTTCCCGGGCACACTCAGCGGCATCCGGCTCGGCCAGAGCTATGACCTGCAGCTTCTGACGGACAACACAACCCGCACTGTGACTGTGCAGGCCGTGAGCTATGCGGCGGGCAGCGGCATCACCACCTGGCTCGTTGAGCCCGCCGCCACGGCCTTCGCGGCCCAATCGGTGGCGGTTTCGGATGCGGCCAGCGTGCCCAGCCTGAACGGCGGTGCAGCAGGCGGGCGCATTCGGATCAACAAGCCCGATCTCTTCGGGGGCGAGAAGCGCGAAGGTGGCATCGTCGGTGACATCGATGTGCTGATGGGCGCGCCGAACCAGGCGCAGAACGACTATCTCGCCGCCAATGCGGGGGCTGATGTGCCCGGCTATCGTGGTATCTGCTCGCTTGTGCTGCGGCAGGTGTTTCTCGGCCTCAATCCCTATCTAAAGCCATGGTCGGTCCGCCTGACGCGAATCCTGAAGGCCGAGGATGGCGGCCAACAATGGTATCCCGAGAAGGCGCAGATCGTACCCGAGGTGCGAATCGGAGATGCCGCGATCTACATCGCCATGGACGCGTCGGGCTCAATGTCGGGCTCGCGCATGGCCGCGCAAATCGCCGCTGTCTCGCGTCTGGTCGAGGAGATCGGCGAGAACGCCCTGGAGCCGAACGACGTCCAGATCGTCACCTGGAACTCCACCGTGTCCGGCACGATCCTGCGGCGCGATGCTGATGCCACGGCCTACGGCGAACTCCAGGACTGGGTCGACGCGCTTTCAAGCTCCGTGAGCGGCGGGACGAATTTCGGCGTCGCTGTCAGCCAGGCGGGGGCGTTTTTCAACGGCTCGGGTGGCAAACGCCGCATCTTGATCTTTGTCACCGACGGTGAACCGAGCCCGGCCTCGACCCTCCAGACCG